AGTGCAGGGGTAGGAAATATCGCACAATTTATGCCGAATTGCGATGTAATTGAGCTTCACGAAGACAATAGAAAAATACTTACCGAAAAAGGATTTTCGCTTGTCCATGATGATTTTTTGACTTTCGTTCCAGAAAAAAAATACACCGCTATTGTGATGAATCCACCATTTAGTAAAGGGCAGGATATTGAGCATGTAACTAAAGCTATAGAGATAGCGGAGCGTGTGGTGGTGGCTGTTGCCTCTGCTTCGGTAATGTTTAGAAACGACAATAAAACTGTTGCTTTTAGAGGGTTAGTCGCGAGCCATGGAGGGATAATTGAAGAGCTTCCCGCAGACAGTTTTAAAGAAAGCGGAACTTCTGTTGGTACATGTTTAATAGTAGTAAAAAAATGAATAGAATAACATTATTTACAACTGGCTTTACACAGGTTTTTCTTGTGGTGTTGAACACTTACTTTATCACGAGGGAGTTCCTGCTTGGAATCCTCGCATGTGGCTTCCTTATCAGCTTTGTGTGGTCGCACAATGTGAAGAAAGTAGCTTTCGGGAGCGAATTGGATAGAATAGTTTATGCTCTTGGAGCTATGGCAGGAAGCGTTGCTGCTTTCTACTTTGGAAAATGGATTTATTAAATAACTTTTAAAATAAACAAAATGGAAAAAAAAGAAATGAAAATACAGGTGCCTGAGGGTTACGAAATTGACAGAGAAAAATCTACTGAAGATACTATTGTTCTAAACAAAATAAAGAAAGTAGATGTAGAAGCTGATTTTGAAAAAGCATATAATGAAGCAGCAAAATATGGAGATTACTATCATGTATTTGGTTTTGAAATATCTGGTCATTATGTAGAATTATGTGTTCCATCAGAAGAAGTGGCGGAAGCTGTAACTGCGTTATGTAAATTAATGTTTTTAAAAGATGCTTTTAATAATAGTTGGATACCAGATTGGAATGATGATATGCAGGATAAGTGGGTAATAGAGCGTGCTTTTGGAGAGTTGAATGTAGTATATACAATACAATCAAAGACAAAACTATTTGTATTCCCTACAAAAAATGACTGTAAAAAGTTTCTTGAAGATTATAGAGAATTATTAGAAACCGCTAAACCATTATTATGACAGACTACGAAGAATTTTTAGTTCCTGTTTCTATCGCAAAGAAACTTAAAGAAATAGGATTTAATGAACCGTGTTTATTTGTGTTAAATCCTCATAATACTTTAATACTAAGTTCAGAGGTTCATGACAAGGGAATAATTGATATTAGAAAAATCAAACCTCGTAGTAATGGTAAATTAGGAGAAGATTTTTGCTCAGTCCCTACTTACGAGCAAGTATTCGCTTGGTTTAGAAGTAAGGGGTTATATGGAAACATAGAGGCAGGAAGTAAATACAACTCTATCTACATTTTTAGTGACAACGATTTAGATATGGGAAGTAACATTTATCCTACCTATGAAGAAGCAAGAGAAGAATTATTAAAAAGGTTAATTAAAATTTATAAAGAAAATATTTAGATATGAGAAAGTTTTTAGTTTTTGCTTTAATTGGAGGTGTGTTATATTTAATAACAATCCTCGCTTCTAAGGAAATATCCAAATGTGAAGAAGCCAGAAGAACAGGCGTTTTAGTAGATGTAATAAAGGAAGATAGAAGGTCTTACTCAGAATATTACTCTGTGTGGAAATGTGGTAATAGATATATAACATGCGACTCAGATATAGTTGAGTATGCTGTTTTTAATAGTAATAGAAAATGAAATACAAAATAACTTATAAATACAGCGTACACTATCCCGATTCAAGAGGAACACTCTCCTTTGTTCGTGAAATGGATTTTGAAGTTAAGGATGAGAAACAGTTATTTAAGGAGTTGGAGCGTTTTGAAGCGAATGGTAAACGCGAAGTAATAGAAATTAGAAAAATAGAAAATGAAAAAACAAACATTTGAAAAAGGAGATAGAGTTTTTGACTATATCAAAGGCTGGGGGGAGATTGTACACACATACAGCGACAATTGGGAAGAAGTAGATGACAATTACACTGTCTGTGTTGTAAGGTTTGATTCCAGTGAAGAGCTTCAACACTTTACAAAGTATTTAGCGACAAAAACACTTTCTTTCACGGAATATTCTTTACAAGGATTTACCCAAGAAAAGCCCGTAAACTACGAGGAATATATAGGAAAATGGGGTAAGTTTTGGGATAATGGTGAGAATGCAGTTATTGTGGGTAAATTATATGATTATTATCAATATCATACTCATCATTTTAGAGTGAGAACCCACGACGATGAAGTTGGTTTTTACACAAACTTCGAACTACTCACGGAAGAGCAAATAAAAGCGTTAGGGCTATGCGATTAAGAGATAAATTAGATGATATTCTGAAAGAATACATTAGACTATTTGAGGAAAAACACGAGGTATTCTTTGATTGTGCCGTAGGAGATGATTTAACAGGGCTTTTGGGCTTTGGAGACTACCTATTCACAACGAGAAATGTAATCTACGATATAGACAACGATTTGCCCAAAAACCTCATCTTCCAGTGGCAGGATGATAGTTTTGATAGCAGCAAAAACCCTCAACATGCAAAAATGAATTTCCAATCCTACGCAATGGGATTAAGATTTGAACATTTAAACAAGTAAAATGAAAATAATAGACTTATTCAGCGGCACAGGAGGGTTTTCTCTCGGATTTAAACGAGCAGGATATGAATTTACAGAGCATTATTTCAGCGAGATAGACAAACACGCAGTAGCGAATTATAAATACAATTTTCCAAATGCAAAATACATCGGAGACATTACCACTATTCACGGAAGAAACCTTAAAGGAGTTGACATTATCACTTTCGGGTCGCCTTGCCAAGATTTCAGCCTTGCTGGAAAAAGACAAGGACTTGCAGGAGACAGGAGTAGTCTTATCAAAGAAGCAATTAGACTCATTACTAACATCAGACCAGGTGTTTTTGTCTGGGAAAATGTTAAAGGAGCATTCTCCTCAAACTCTGGCGAAGACTTTACAGCAATCCTGCAAGCGTTTGCCAACATTGGGGGTTATAGACTTGAATGGCAACTGCTTAATACAAAGTGGCTTTTACCCCAAAATAGAGAGCGGATATACCTTGTCGGACATCTTGCAGAAAAAAGTGAGTGCGGAGTATTTCCTATCAGAGAAGATGATTTTATACTTACAGAAAAAAGGCAACAATCCCAAATATGTAGAACACTTACAGGGGGAGGACATTCAGGAGGATTGCACTCGGATATGACAGTAATACAACTTAATCCTTCCACTGAGTCTAATAGTAGGCAACCTTACCAACAAAATAGAGTATTTGACGAAAGAGGGATTAGTCCAGCTTTAACAAGACATAACAGCGACTACGCAATTAGTAGAATGCGTCGTCTCACAGAAATAGAATGTGAAAGACTACAGGGATTCCCTGATGATTGGACAAAATGGGGCTGTTATAATGGAGAAACAAAGGAAATCGCTAAAACAAACAGATATAAACTGATTGGGAATGCTGTAACAGTGGATATAGTAGAACTAATAGCAAAGAGATTGAAGATTGAAGATTGAAAATTAAAAAATAAAATATGGAATTAAGACAACAAAACACTATAAACTATAAAGAATATATAGGAAAGTGGGGAAAATTTAATGACCATGGTGAGGAAGACTCTAATATATGTAAATTAAAAGATGTGAACCTCGAAGGTCAGTTTGTAGATTATTTAGATAACAGGTGGGATGATTTCGAACCTCTGACAGATGAACAGGTTGAACTATTGTCTAAAATAACAAGAAACACTGTCCTTTCAACAAGTGACAAACATCTTCCTTACCAATCAGAAGTTTTAAAAGATTATGCTCAAGTGTTTATAGATCATTTCGGAAAGAGGTTTAATTCCGATGGACATTTCTTTGAAGTGGAAATCATATATTCAGAACAAGTAACATTTATGAAATTTAAAGTTATTCCTCAGCCTTCTGAATTTAAAAATCTTGTTCAATGGGGTAAAAAAAATGTTATCCATCTTCTTTCAGAATTAGGATATGAAGACTTAGACGATGAGAGTTTATTACAGAAAGGCATAAGAGGATTTGAATCGGAATATTTTTATGTAGCAAGATTTAATCAATACAAATATTGGCAGCCTATAATGGCATATTTGGATTTGTCAGATTTTATACACGAACTTTTTAAAATAACAAGAGGAGATTAAAAAGAATTTAGAAGATGATTAATAATTTTAATGATAAAGTGGCTATTATAAAAGACCAATTTGCACAAAATTTTAAAAGCATGAAAAGAAATCAAGTGGAAAACCCATCTCACTACAATAGTGGTAAAATAGAAGTAATAGACTTTATTGAAGACCAAAATTTAAACTTTAATTTAGGCAATGCTGTGAAATACATCAGCCGAGCAGGAAAGAAAGACCCAGCAAAGTTTAGGGAAGACTTGGAAAAAGCCATTTGGTATCTCAATAGGGAACTGAAAAAGAATAGACAATGATAATGGTATTTAATATAATTATCCTACTGATTCACCTCATTTTGTTTGTTTTTTCAAGGTGGGCAACGGTATATATTAAGGTGGAATTAAAACAAAAAGGCTGCACGACAAAAGGAAATAAACTCGTTCCTTGTTTGGTTTGGGATAATGGTCAAACGACTTATTGCAAACCAAAGGATTTGGAAAAATACGAAGTTGGGAAAACCTACATCATAGAGGTTTCAAAAAAAGTGTTTTTTGATTATGATTTGAAAATATGAAATGCCATTATGTATATGACGAAGTAAGCAGACAAAAGATACTTATATCCTGCTGTTATGGAACAATGCACAGCGATGATATTAGGGACTGCGATTGCTCGGATGATGAGTTCAATTATTCAAAATTTGAAAAGGAGCTTTATAATAAAAGAGTAAAGGAGCTTAAAGATAAACTCAAAAGCATGGAATATCTTTACAAAGAAGTCCAAAGACTAAATAAAAGAGTGGAACATTGGCACAAGAAATATTTAACCTTGAAAAATAAAGTTTCCGAATAACAAAACCAGCGAAAAACCTCGCTGGTTTACTTTTTTTGTAGTAAATTTTCTACACTTTTTAGGGCTTGTATTAAAAATGTTAAATCCTACTTGGCTTTTAATTATGGCAAATTCGCCACAATTAAAACCGTCTGCCACTTATTTTATTAGATGTGGCCTCCCTGATCCATTATTCAAGATACTATAAATCAGTATTTTAATAGTTCAAAATTCCCTAAAACACCCGTTTTGTGGCCATGTTTATTTTTTTCTGATTCCCTGCCAATTTCCGTTTTCATCGTAAGAGTGGTAAAAGCCCTCGCCCACAGGAAGAAGTTCTGCAACTTCGCAGTTTAATGCTGATGCTATTTCTTCTAATGTAGATAATTTAGGATTGTTTATTCTTCTATAAAAAGAGGTGTAAGTGATGCCTATTTTTTTTGCGGTATCATCTAACGAAAAACCTTTTCTTTTTGCTGTTTCTTTTATTCTTAAATTCATAATAGTTTTTATATGAAATGCTTTTGCAAATATATGCAATATATAATTAAAAACATTGTAGAAAATTACAAAAAGTTTTAATGCTGAAAATCAATCATTTATATAAATATTGCAAAAAATTACAATTTTTATTTGCTTTATATTGTAAAAAGTTACTATATTTGCAATATAAAATTAAAACAAAGTTTAACTTAAAAAAATAAAAAAATGGGCAGAAAAACACCATATAAGTTTTTTAGAGGCAACGGCTCTACATTCAAAAAAAATCATGAAAAAGCATCAAAGTATTTCTACGAAATACAAAGAATGCTTGAAGAGAGAGAATACCTCAGTTTTAAAAAGCTAAATTATTTTAGCAAATGCATCTATTTGTGGTATCTTAACGAGAACAAAGCATATCAGACAAACCAGCCAATAGAAAACTATTGTGTCAATAAAGCTATATTTTCTATGTTCAAAAGAAACTTAGACAAGATATACAAACCTTTGGCAGAATTGCTAAAAGAAGAATGTAACGCTTAAAAAAATTATGAAAATGAACTTTAAAATCTTAAACATAGATGTCAGATTTTCTGACTACATTATAAACGGCAAGGACAGAATAATAGGCTCTGTTTATCTTGAAAATAATAAACATATCTTCATAGATAGCGGTCTAAATCAAATGACCCTAAGAAATCATGATGATATAAGAGAATTAATACAAAAAGAAAAAAAGCAAATAGAAACACTTGTAAGAGACCATATTAATCAAGAAAATGAAAAATACAATACCCACCTGCCTTGATTATAGTAACTTTTTAAATCAGGCGGTTTTGAAATTAAAAATTTCAAAAAACGAAGCACGAAGAAAATACGGGTGCTATACATACGAACAATGGCAAAAACTATTAAATAGATAAAATTATGAAAAACACCAACCTAAAAAACATTATGAACCTTGCTTGGCAGTTTTTTAAACAAACAGGCTTTAGCTTTTCAGAGTGCTTGAAAAAAGCTTGGGCAAACTTTAAGCTAAAAAAAGAAATGCAGACTAAAATAGTGCGGTTTTACTTTCAAAAAGTAAATGGCACGATTAGAGAGGCTTGGGGTACATTATGTCCTGATTTGATGCCTAAAACAGAACAAAACCAACGCAAACAAAATGATACTGTGCAAGTTTATTTTGATACAGAAGTAAACGAATTTAGATGCTTCAAGAAATTTAATTTAGAATTTTAGTTTTAAATACAGAATATAAAAGTAAAACTTTAAATAAACCTATGTAAGTATTTATAAATTAAAATTTTATTATTAAATTTGTGATGTGATAGAAGCAAAAATCATACAAAAGTATAAAAACAAGAAACTGGGCAAGTTAATAGAAGAAGCCCAAGCGCTTGTAAATGCGTATGTAAGGCAAAGAGATGCGATAAATGAACGAGGCGATTTTATTTGTATATCGTGCAAAAAATTGAAATCAAAAAGCCAATGCAACGCAGGGCATTATTTCAGCAGGGGTAATTATGGCAGCGTGCGGTTTGATTTAGATAATATTCATGCGCAGTGTGTTCAATGTAACCTCTATGAACACGGCAATTTAATACCATACCGAGAGAACCTGATAAAAAAGATTGGCGCAGAAAGATTTGAACAATTAGAGCGGTTAGCTTACTTGCGAGGCTTTAAATTTGACAGAATAACGATAATTGAAATAATAGAAAGATTTAAAAGATTAAAAAATGAAAATAAATATTGGCAATAAAGAAGTAGAGGCGCACAGGTTGATAATGCAAAAAAGCAACGCCCTTGAAATTCTCAGCGGTGTTAAAAAAGTAGAGATTAGAAATTTTAATCCTACTTACAGCAAAATGTTTATTGATTCTAAAAAAGAAGCTAAATATCTTGAAAAAATAAAACAGCCTGATTTTGAGTATATAGATGAAAACGGCGTTGCTGAATGCGATAAGATTTACAAAGATGTGAAGTATATTTATTTCACGAATTACAACAACAGCTGGCATTTAATCGTAGAGATTAAAGATATCAATATGCTTTGGTTTAATGATGAAGATATGAGTTTTTTAAGTGATGGTTTAGGCTGTGATGACCTTAACGAAGTTTACCAAGATTATAAAGAAAACCTAAAAGGCGCAGAACCTGAAGAAGTGCCAGCGTTTTTTGCAATTTCTATTAAAAATATTATAGCCCAAGAAGGGTTGTAAAGTGTTACGAGTGAATTATTAACAAAAAAAACTAAAAACTATGCCAGAAAATTATGCAGTCCGAGTGTCGGGCAGAAAAAAAGAGTATTACAAAACAAAGGCAGACTATCAAGCGGGTAGAGCGAGAGCTGTAGATGCTGGTAGAAAAAGAAGAGCAAGAGCTGGATTATAATGAGCCTTTTGTTAGATACTCTAAAAGCAATTAAAACCCTGTCTGAAAAGACTGACAGGGTTTTACTCTTTCATTCGGGTGCAGGTAAAGACAGCATCGCTCTACTTGAGTTATTAAGCCCGCACTTTAAACAGGTAGTTTGTGTTTATATGTATGCTGTTAAAGACTTGAACCATATTAACAAGTATATAAAATGGGCTGAAAACAGATATAAAAACGCTAAATTCATACAAACTCCGCATTATTCCTACTACAACAATAAAAAATATGGTGTATTTGGCGCAGAACAAATTCCATACGCTGAATATAATTTGTCAAAAATCACTGACAAAATCATAGAGCAAACAGGTATAGAATGGGTAGTATATGGATTCAAGCAGTCTGATAGTCTAAACAGGCGCTTAATGTTGAGAGGCTACGAGAACGAGATAACCAACGAGAAGACAAAAAAGGTGTATCCTCTCTCTAAATGGAAAAATAAAGATGTGATAAACTTCATCAAGAAAAAACGCCTAATAGAACCACTTAAATACGGCAACACTGGAAACACCAGAAGTCAAGGGACTGATTTTACCAATATATCTTTCCTCCTTTGGTGCAGACAAAACGAACCAAACGACCTTAAAAAGGTTATCGCAGAATATCCTGATGTAGAAAGAATACTATTTGAATACGACTATGCAGAACAAAATAAAACAAAGTGAAACTAAAATAGTTTGGAGAAGCGAAATAACTCCTGCTGACTACAATCCTCGTAAAATATCCGAAGAGGCAAGAAAACAACTTAAAGCCAACATAAAGAAAAACGGAATCATAGGAGGGATGGTATGGAACGAACAAACCAAAAACCTCGTTTCAGGACATCAAAAACTATCCATAGCAGATGAAGTTAATAAATACAATCCCAAAACAAAAGATAACGACTATGAAATAAAAGTGGAAGTTATCAATGTGGATTTAAAAACAGAAAAAGAGTTAAATATCTTCTTCAACTCTAAATCCGTTCAAGGAGAAATGGACTACGCGAAATTAGCTTTAATGATTCCCGATATTGATGTGAATCTTGCTGGACTGGATGAAGTAGATTTGTCATTCGTAGAGGTAGAAATCCCAGTAGATATTAAAATAGATATTCCAACATTTGAACCTCAGGCAGAGAAGAAAGAAGCAGCAAGAGAGGAAGAGCAGGTAGAGAGCGACAACGAACCTTCCGATGAAGAAAAGAAAGCAAAAATCAAAGAGATTAAAGAAAAGGTAAAAGAAGGTGCGGTATATGAAGGAGACCCATATTTCATGGTTTCTTTTGACAGCTATGAAAATAAAGTCTTCTTTTTAGAAAGATTTCATTTAAACGGAGATACTAAATTTGTAAAAGGCGAAGAACTCGCAGAATTGATAGACAATGAGTAATATGGGAAGACCAACAAAATACAATAAAGAATACCATGTTCCGCAGGTTTTTAAATACTGCTTGGCTGGACTTACAGATACTCAAATAGCAAACTTGTTTGAGATTTCAGAAGCGACTTTGAATAATTGGAAGAATGAATACCCAGAGTTTTTAGAGTCCCTAAAAAGGGGAAAAGAGGATGCAGACTCTAATGTAGCATCGATGCTGTATAAAAAAGCAGTTGGATACAAGGAGAAAAGACAAGTGCCGATTAAAATCAGAGAGACAACAAATGGAGAAGGCTCTAAGGAAAAGGTAGAAATAATAGAAGTAGAAGATTACTATCCGCCAGAGACTTCGGCACAGATATTTTGGCTTAAAAACAGAAATCCACAGATGTGGCGAGACAAGAGAGAGGTGGAAATGGAAGTAGAAAACAAAAATCGTTTTGATTATTCCAAACTTTCTGATGAAGCAATAAAAGAATTGATAAATGCAGAAAAAGGGCTAACGGATGCAGAACATTCTGAGTAATATTGACCCATTAGGTTTGAAAACCCACGCTTATACTCGTGGGATTTTTGACTTTATAACAATTCGTGAGGGAAAGAAAAACGAAAAGCAAGAACAGGCTTTAAAAATCCTTACGGACAATATTACTCGTGAGTTTCTTTATGGTGGTGCCGCAGGAGGAGGGAAGAGCTGGCTTGGTGCTTCGTGGTTGGTGTTCCAGTGCTTGGCATTTCCAAAGACAAAATGGTTTATAGGCAGGGAGGAACTGAAACGACTTCGTATGTCTACTCTTATTACTCTTTATAAGGTTTGCGATGCTTACGGCATCCCTAAATCAGAGTTTGCCTACAACGGACAGGATAACTTTATTCGTTTTAAAAATGGCTCTCAAATAGACATGCTGGATTTACGATATCTTCCAAGAGACCCATTATATGAGCGATACGGCTCGGTAGAATACACAGGAGGCTGGATAGAAGAAGGGGGAGAGGTTAATTTTGGTGCGTTTGATGTTTTAAAAACAAGGGTAGGGAGGCATCTTAATGATGAGTATAACTTGACACCTAAAATCTTCATTACCTGCAATCCTAAAAAGAACTGGATGTATTCTTATTTCTACAAACCATCTTTGGAGGGAAAACTTACAGAAAAACAAACCTTTTTACAGGCTTTCGTGCAGGAGAATCCGTTTATCGGTCAGGATTATATAGAGCAGCTGGAAAGCACATCAGACAAAGCAAAGAAAGAAAGGCTTTTGAAAGGTAATTGGGAGTATGATGATAACCCATATAAACTTTGTATCTACGATAAGATTTTAGAAACCTTTACTAACTCACACATAGAAAAAGGAAAAGAAAAATATATCACTGCTGATGTAGCAAGGTTTGGTTCTGATAAGGCTGTTATTGGCGTTTGGGAAGGCTGGGAACTTGTAGAAGTATACGAATTTGAAATAAGTAAAACCACTGAAATACAATCCTGTATACAAACACTGCAAAGCAGGTATAACATTCCTAAATCTAATTGTGTTGTGGATGCCGATGGTGTAGGCGGTGGCGTGGTTGATAATTTAGGAGTGGTAGGATTTGTGAACAACGCACGACCTTTTGATGAAGAAGTTAGCGAGGGAAGAAAAGATACTCCTATTCATAGATAAAGGTGATCA